ATTAATCATATTTTCATCAAATGGAGCGGCGTTATATTTTGCCTGAGATGCTGCGTCTGTTCCGACAGTCATTTGCCCGTCCATACCTGGAATGCCACCGCCTCGTTGAGGAGCATTGGCACCGCCCAACATATTACCTGTACCAGAACTTGGACCGCCAGGGGCTACAATTGAATCAGTTGAAGAGGTAAAGAACTGCTCTGGAACAATAGAATTATATAATTTATTTTTTTCTTCTCCTTTTAACTGATCTTTTGGCACCGGCAATATTTCATTTATTTTTTTCAAAAAATTTTGATATAAAGAAAGTGAATATGCTTGATAGTATTTATATTCTCTATTTAAAGGATTATTGCTAGATAAGTTTCTAGATCTCATTATAAACCAATTAAATATTCTTTCCCAATTTTCTAATGTTTTTTGTTTCATATCACTGCTAACTTTTTGAAGAAAATCATAAAAGTTAGATAAAGAAGAAAGGCTTGATAGAGTTAAAGGAGATCCTCCTGGGTCAGGAGTTGATCCAATTTCATTAGGAGACATTATTAGCATTTTAGCACTAATACGATCAACGACTGGAGATTGTTGAGTTCCAGATTTCAAATATGTTTGAATTTTAGTAGTGTTATCTTTTGCGTTTGCATCAGTGGCTTGAGATTGGAGTTTAAGCTCTGGTACTGCTTTATTTGCAGCATTAATCGAGGCAGTGGTTTTTCCTCCCCAGATTCCATCTACATCGCCTTTGGTTGAAGTTTTACCAACAGACATAATGGTATCAGCTAATTTTTTTTGCTCCTCTGAGCCTTTAGATTTTAACTGTTCAGCTAAGGCTTGAAGTTGAATTTGCATTTCTTTAACAGAAGTATTAGATGCACCTCCCTTTCCACCACCTCCCTGACTTGGAGTTCCACCAGTGGTTATGGTAGGCGCTGGTCCTGATGGTGCATTTGCTCCTCCTGTTGCGGGAACGGGAGCAGCGGGCTTGGCTGGTGCTGCGGGCTTTGCGGGCGCAGGCGGGGCGGGGGCGGCGGCGGCTTTGGTGGTGACAGTATTTGCTGGCTCGACAGTAGAAGGTATTGCAGTAGTAATTCTTCCACATTCACTGCAATGTCTTGATTCTACGTGTTTATTACCTTTAGAGCAATAAGGATTAGTGCAAGTGTACTTTACCTGCGCCATTTTAATTAAATTATTTAATTGGCTTGCATTAGATTTTAAATAATAATCTTGTAAGTCTGTGTGATATTTCTTGTAGTCGGCAGGAAATACATTATTAATGTTTTGAACCCATTGATTAACCATTTTGAACAATTGTTCATCGCTGCTAACGGATAATCCCTCAGTCTCTAATAATGGATTAATAGCTTCTTGAACTTCTTCCCAAGTTTTCTTATTTTCTATTGCGCTTCTAAAGGCTTCAAGTTTTTGAATGTCAGCCTCAGCTCCTCTGACTTTATAATTATCTCTATATGAATTCATTGCTTCAATTGTAGCATTTAATTTATCTATTGATGCATCAATCTCTGGTCCTAAAATTTTTAACCCAGGATTAACTACAGATAATTGATCTAAAGCTTTGCTAGCAGCGCTAGTAATATCAAAAGATTGTAAAGATGCAACATTAACAATGTTTGAATTTTCTTTTAATTTTTCTTGAAATTCTTTAATTAAATACCCTTTATCTTCTAGGTCTGAAAATCCAGCAACTAATTCTTGAGGAGTTGTTGCTTGGCTTAATCCTCCCAATAAAGAATCAGCTTCTGATATTAAATTATTTATACCTGGCAAATATAGTTCTATAAATTTTTGAGCAGCTGCCTGTCTAAGTGTTTCATTAAAGACAGAGCCATAATAAGTTTTAATTTGTTCCGCTATGGTATTTGCGGCTGCCATAGCTCTTTCATTATTGACTTGAGGTGGCTGAACCCATTCAATTGTACAATCTAATTCTTCTCCAAATCCAGCCTTTTTATCGAAAATTTTAGCTTTAACTTTGCTATCAAAAATAGAATTAATATTATTGACAGCGCCTGGGTTTGCTTTTTCAAAGGATTGAAGTTTTATTGATAATAAGGAGTTTCTTTTGCCTTTATCTGAACTCCAGTCTTTGTCATTAGTTACTCTTTGATTTGAAGGTCCTAAATCATCAGGATCTGTAATGGTAAATTCTTCATCAATTTCAACTGTTCTTTGAGAACCTGTTAAATATTGAGAAATGGCTGGAGGCAAACCAGAGGCTCCAGGACTGGATGAAACTAATTTTTCTAATATATGATTTGGCTCAATTTCTTGTTCTGAATTAATTCCAAAAATATTTTTTAAAGAAATAAATTGAGCAAATTCTGCTGCGTTTACTCCAGAATTTTCAGAATAAAATTTTGATTTGGGACTGCTTGAAAAAATATCCCAACTATTAAAATCATTTCCTGATGCAATGCTACTTACAGCAGATTTATATGATTGAATTTGAGAGGCAATTGCTCCGATTGAATCTCCGGTAATTGTTTTAATTTTTTGCTCTGCATCCGAGAGCCTCTCTCCTCTTCTTCCTTTTCTTCTTCGATCTTGACCTAATTTAAGTAATCCAAGGGCTTCTGCCGCTGCTAAAACAGTAGTCTCAACTGTATTTGAGGAGCTTTCATTTTTAGGCAATAATGTTTGAAGAATTTTATTTTGACGATCTAAATTAGTGTGTACTACACCCCAGCCTTCTTGAGCATCTGTTACTCTGGCGCTTGATGGGTGAGCTTTGTGTAATAAAGCTTGACTAGCAGGATCAATTAGATTAGAAACAGCTGATTGAGCCTTTTTAAACATATTAATCTTTTGTTCTAAAGATTCAGCTTGTTCATATAAGCCAATTTCTCTTAGACCAGAAGCTAAGTTTACTAAGTCTTGCATAAGGTTGCCAGTGGCAGCATATTTATCAATGCTGACGCTAGCAGTCTTAGAAAATTTTTCTTCAGAAATTATGTTCTTTTCTAGTGCTTTGTAATAGAATTCTTTAAGAACACCATCAATAAAATTAGCTTCTTTTTTCATCTATGCCTCAAAAGGTTGATTCTTCTAGGTCTAACAACATAAGAGCGTCGGTAAATTTTTTACCTAATTTTTTTGCTAACGCTGGATTATTAGATATTTCTTTTTTTATGTCTATAAAGGCTTTTTTCAACAAAGCATTTTCTTTTACGCTAGCTTCAAATTGAGAAAAAGCCTTAATCACTGCGTTGGTTTCTTCAGCTTTTCTTTTTGCTTGTTTAATTTGCTCCTCGCTAGGAAGATGGGACTTTGCCTCTCTTTCTAGTTCTATGGCTAGATAATTTCTAAATACTTCAGAAGACATTAATGCTTTTAAATCTTGGTCGTTTCCCATATATTCCTTTTTGTATCAACTATTATATCTTAATATCGCTAAATTAATTCAATAATTAAACTATTTTCTTTGACTTCAGAAACGAAACCAAGCAGTAAAGAATCTTCAGATATTTTTTTGTTGGTAAACTTGCCAAGCCTACTACAATACAAAAAATCTTTTATTTTAAAATTATCAGGTTCAATCATATTAGTTTCAAAAATCATAGAATCAAACCAAACAGGAATCAAATTAAATTCATTAGGATAATCTCCAATTACTCCAAATGGAGAAGCGCCATCAGAAACAGCCGCCGTTCCATCTTTAATAGAGATAATTAATCCGGGTTCTGGAAAATAAAGAGAGTCTTTAAAAAGAAAATTTGTTGGCTTATCTCTTAAAGACTCAATAACTTTAAACATATCAGAAATATGTTTTAAATTCTAAAAAGCTATAAATTGCGGTTGGGGGAGCGGTAACAATTCCTACTGGAGGATAAGTTTCATCAATTCTACTGGTAGATAATTTTCCATCAATTCCACAAAACAAAATACTATTTAAAGCATACGAAGCAGAGGTATCAAATTGATCTGTGGCTGCAATAATTTTACTAGTCCAAACTGTAACTCTACCAGTTCCTTCTGTAGAATTTTCTCCAGGTATACCTGGAACTTGAAAGCTATATCTAACAATAACTCTAATCGAATCAAAGATTCCGCTATTAGTAGAGCTATAATTTAATGGAGTTCCCGCAGGAACTGTAATTACACCGTTTCTTGCATTTAAAACAACTAATTCAGGAGAACAAACAAACGAATTAGGATAAATATTAGGATTTTCCAATTCATATTTCAAGTCAATTGGAGTAACGTAAGTAGAGCCTGACAAAGTTGGAACAGGGCATGGAATAATACATACTTCATCAACTTTGGCTGATGAAAAGCTTGTTTTCTTCATATCATCAACGATACCAATAGGGCTAAGACCATCGGAAACACCGCAGACAATTTGATTGCCATAGACTTTAAGTTGAGCAATCATTCCTGGTTCAAATTCGGAATTCGGATCAACTAGCCAAGAATATGGCAAGCTATTATTGGTATGTAAGATTCTTAACATATTACGACATTATATATCAGCTGCAACGACATTTCCAGCGACGCAATCCTTGATTTATGCAAGAATCTGGATCATCTGCAACTTTTTTAGAAGTTAATTTTTTCTTCATTCCACAATGACGCTTGCAAAAAGATCTTTGTCTTGGAGATCCTACTGGAGATTTTTTCCAACCTTTGCATTTAGGTGCATTGTTTGAATCCCAAGCATCTGAAGCGTCCCAAGAATCCATGCAGTCATAAATCATTCCGCAGTCTTGTGCTTGGTTAGAGCAATATTGGCTGCAAAATAAAGCATCATCATCCATAGATTCTCCGCAATATTCGCAAGTAGATTTTTTATCTTTTGCGTGCATTGAATCAATAACGCCGCCACATTCTGTACAGCAATCTTCTTTAACAGATAATAAATCTTTTGAACTATGATGGTCTTCATCTTTAGCGTTAAAGACCCATCCTTTATTCTTTAAATTTTTGACCATTTTTTCAGAGGTCAAACCTTTAGTCGCAGAATCAGTTTTGGTTTTTTTTTCGAAGGGGCTTTTTTTAGATTTTTTTTTTGATGAATCTTTGGCAAAATGATCATCTATTTTACCATGGTCATCTTTTTCTTCATCTTCTTCGTCTTCTTCATCTTCTTCGCTCTCATCACTTTCTTCTTCACCCTCCTCATCTTCGCTTACTTCAATTTCAGATTCAGATTCAGATTCAGATTCAGACTCTTCTTCATCTTCTTTTGGTTCTGCCAAATGTTCTAGCATTTCAGTAAGTTCAGCAGCTTGCTCTTCCATGCCGATTTCGTCAAGCAAATCTGCTGATAATCTAATAAAATTAACGGCATTATCTAAGCATTCAGCTTCAGATAATTGATCTTGAGATTCAATGTTTTTTAAATTAATCTCGATGAGGTCAGCAAAATCATTTTCTGCAAATTTTTTTATAAACATATTTCCCTCAAAACTTAGAAGATAATTTTTCCATCATAGCCACTATTTTCTCAGCAGCTTCTGGTTTTTTGGCTTTTTCAAAGCATGATGAAGCGTTGTCTAATAATTCTAAAACTATTTTTAATTTAAAATCAGAAGAGTTTAATTTATCTTTTGATTTTAAATTAGATTCCATTGCGTTAGCTAAATCAAATTTTTCCATATTTCACCGTTATTTTTTATTAAATTTATCTTAATTTAAATATTTTTTTAATTTTAAATTTTATTTTTTCTTTCTTCGTATTTTCTAATGACATCATCTAATGTGGGCATATCTCTTGCCCCAGTAACAAAATCTGAAGGATCTCTTCCTTCTTCTGCTTCGGATAAATAATAATCCATTATAGGATTTTCACCAATCATGCGAGATGGGCGCAGTTCATCTGACCTCCAGTCATAATTACGATCTTCTATTTGATTTTCATCTTCTCTATCTTTTTTAATTTCATCAAATAACCTTGATAATTCTGGATCGGACTCTACTTCATTTAATTCCATCATTTCTTCAGCTTCATTTTTATCTTCTACTTCTTGCATTAAATTATTAGATGCTTGCAATAAAAGTTGAGCTGTTTTTTCAAAACCCATACTATCTAGTCTTTCAGAAGAATTTAAAATAATTCCAAAAATTTCTTGATAAGATTTTGATTCTATTTTAGAACAAGGTTGACATGCAGATGCACACTTGCCTTTGCATGGGCATCCTGAATCGCATTTGCAATCTTTTCCACAAGCAGAGCAGCATTCTTCTGATTTTGCTTGTTTATGAAATCCAAAATTTTTAGAAATTAAAGAGTTCATTTCAGAAGCAACAAAATTACCAATTTTATTCATTTTTTCCTCAAATTAATTTATAGAGTTGACCTATTTTAACTGATTCTAAATCATTTTTATTTATTAATGATTTTGCTGCCTTCTTCAATGAAGATGCTGTTTTAAGCAAACCTCTGCTTTCTAATGTCAAAGCCAATTCGGCAAATGTAGCGATATAAGAAGCAACATTTTCTTTATTAGAAGCAGATTTATTAATATTTTCAGATACTTTTTTAACAGATTGGCTGTTTAAAATTTCATACATATCTGCGTCTAAATTAAATTTTGGTTTCATTCAAGTCCTTATCAGAAACAAAATAAAAAGGGCAAGCTCTATATTATACTAGAGCTTGCCCTAATTATTAATTTTTTTTACGATTTTTTATCAGTATTTGCGATTAGCGAAAGCTGCGGCAAATTCTGTTACCAAATCATTGGATTCACCAGAAGCGGTTGCAATGAGTTCTTCGCTCATTAAACCTACTTGTGGCATTGCATAAGCTGATGCTGTACGAGTCATTGGAGTGCGCTCGACATGTTTCTTCATTGATTCAAAACCTGCATCATTGAAGCTCATAAGTTCATCAACTTGTTCTTTGATGGCATGTTTGTCACGACCAATGAGACCTTTGGTTGCCATTTCATTGGCAAGGTCGTAGGCGCGTGCAATCTTAACACGGAAAGTTTCCATGTTTTCTGCCTTCTTAGCTTGTGCGTGTTCTGAGGTGAGATCTGCTGCAAATTCTTTGCTGGCTTTATCTTTGGCTTGACCATAGAAATCTTTCCAGTATTTAACAGCTTCTTTATCCAAACCTGCTTTGACAAGTTGATCGACTTCGGAGGCTTCGATACGACCAGCAACAACAAGTTTTTGAATGTCTTCTGCTGCTTTTTTGGTCTTAGCGGAAACTTCTTTGGTAGCAACTTCGTGCATTGCACTAGATACTTCTTCAAGAGTTTCTACTTTAGCAAGATCGCCCTTCATACCTGAAGGAACTGTTCCGCCTTTACCATGAGCTTCTTGCAACATTTTGCTGAATTGCATGGCTTTTGCGGCTTGTTTTGCGCGATATGCGGCTCTGCCTTCTTTGGTTGAAAGATCGTGTGCTTGTTTTGCCTTCATAAATTTGCCCATTTCCTCTGGAGAGTCTGCTGTCATGTTACCATCTTTATCAACTTTTACTGCGTCATTTAAGTCGTGATCATGATCGTGATCGTGTGCTTGTCCTACGTCTCTAGGATCGTACATGCTTCCTAAAGGAGAACCTTTTGGCTGCCCTGCACGAATACCAGAGCGTTCATCTGATTCGCCACCGCGCCAGCCTTGTTCTCCAGATGGACGAGGTACTACTCTGGAAAGATAAGCGTCGATACCTGAGCGATCACGTTCGGGCAATCTTGCATGTCTAGCTTCAGCTTCTTCAAATCTTTGAGTAGCCCCGCCTGGGAGTGGTTTGTTAAATTTAAACTGACCTGGTTTTGGAGGCATTGGTTTCTTAGCAGCTGGTGCTGATGGTGCTTTGCCTGAAAGAACTGAAGGAGATTCTGTAGAATAGTTAGCTCCTGGACGGCTCTTACCAGTCAATCGATCATATGCCTCTTGTTCAGTGTCTCCTGCCATAGGATCTGTATCAATTAAACGCTTTAATCCTTCTGGATTATTTTTGTAAGATTCCATGAGTCTTTTTACTCTGCCTTCATCTTTTGCAAAAGGATCTTGAGCAACTTTAACCATGGAAGAGCGAACTTCAGCAGAAGCTTGTTTTACAAGGATTTCTGTTGAAGATGCGAACTTGCTGAATGCGCTCATAAGAGTATAGCAATCAGCGAGAACTTCGCGAGTTGCTGCTTTGCTTTCTGCTACAGTGGCGCGAACGTCACGAGAAGCATTTTTAACAAGAACTCTTTTTGCTAATTTTAGTTCATCTGTAAGACCTGATAGTTTAACAGCGGTTTCTTTCATAGCAGCGAGAATTGTTCTGCCGAGTTTGTGTTGCATATTTACAAGAGATGCGGTTGTAGGAGCTAATCCAGCTGGTTCTGCTGGAAGAGCTGCTAGTTCGCCACCAGCGCCAATTCCTTCAAATTCACCTTCTCCTGCTTTGTTTTGAAGAGCTTCGACACCTTTGCGAAGATCTGCAAGGACATTCTCTGCCTCATCGAGTAATTTAGAGAGATTTTCTGAAGGATCTCCTTTGCCACCAGAATCTTTACCGAGTTCTGCCATTCCTCCTGCTTCTGGCATTTGAGGCATACCGCCCATCATATCCATTCCTGGAGCGGCTGGGGCAGCTGGAGCAGCAGGCATGGCAGGCATTGCGGGCATGGCAGGCATTGCTGGAGGAGCAGCTTGAGCAGCCTTGTACATGCTTGCAACTTTTGCTAAACCATTGGTGCGAATTTTTGCGATTAATGAACGACCAAAGGATTCATTAGCAACGCTATCATAAAGGGCTTGAGAGCGACCGTTGGTGATTTCATTAACATTGGCGGAGAATACAAGTTTTTTGTCGGCGAAAACTTCCCAGCGAGAATTGCCAAGATCATCTGAGCCGCTGGCAGTTGCTGCTTTTAAGAAGCGAGCAGTTAATTTTGCACGAGAAAGCATTTCTTTTTTCTCTTTGTCTTTGGGGAATAATCCGTCAACTGCGCCAGTATCTGGAAATGGAGGAGCGCCAGTCATTTGGCGGTCTTCTTTGTCACGGATTTTATCGGCATCTTCTTTAGGATAAGTTTGTGGTTCATTTGCTCCACCACCACCTTGGAAATAAGCTTGCTTTTTAGCAAGATTTGCTTTAGCTGCTTCTAGAGCTGCTTGACGACGAAGAGAGCGCATTTCTTCTTCTGCCATACGTTGAAGTCTCTTTTTACGAGCCTCTTCTGATTCTCCAAAAGAATCATAGCCTGGGTGCATACCAGTGACGGGACCGGTATCCATTTGACCTGTCATTTGTTTATCTTGTGTATCACGAATTTTGTCTGCTTCTTCTTTGGGGTAAGTTTGTGGCTCGTTTGCGCCGCCTCCGCCTTGGAAATAAGCTTGTTTTCTTGTAGTCATTTTTTCATCCTTATTAAAACTATAAAGTTTGTTAATTCTTTCAAATATTGTGTCTAATTTGTCAGAAATGTTTTTTAGTGCAAATTCTGACGATTGATCAGAAGCTGATTTTTCTATTTCATCATCTTCTTTTGATTCTTTTGATTCTTCCATTTCTTCTGAGAGTTGGACAACTTCTTCTTTTAATGAAGTTAATTGTGCCATAATATTGTCTAAAGACTTTACCATATCTTTCATACGGTCTTGCTTGAACTTTGGTTCAATCTTAGACATCTCTTCTTCTTTCATTTCAACATATTTTGCAATGCTGTTTGCAGCAGCAATAATTGTTTTAATTTTAGCTTTTGGATCTGCGCCATTAACCACAATAGATAATTCAATTGGATTAAGGTCCAAATTTACTTCACCGTAGCATGACTTGCTTTTCATATGAGAGCAAAAATCATGTTCTGCACGAGCTACATTGCCACAATCATAGCAAATTGCTTTGCCAACTCCTGTTCCCATGGAAACAGATGCGGCATAACCTGTTGATACTTTACGGGCTAAATCTGGATAATTCTTCTTATCCAAAGCACACAATGCAACAACACGTTTTAATTTTCTATCGTAATAAGTATCTACAATTAAGCCTCGAATCATATCTACGGAAGAGCTTTTATGATCAAGACATAAAGGTTTGCCTACCCATTTTTTATGAGCAAGCACAAGTTCAGATTCGGGAAAAATATCTCCATTATTGTTTTTAAAAGGCTTAACATTAGTATCGTTGCTTTTCCAAAAGATACTTTCGCCTTTTTTCTCCCACCAAACTTTAACAGGCTCTCCTGATGCAGTCACTTTAAATGAGCCATCATCATTAAGAGCAGCATGTTCAGCTGCGTGCATCATTACTGCACTAAAATAAAGAAAATCATCTCCTTTAGGAGCAATAATTTTTAATTCTTTAGCAATTTTTTCAAATTGACTTTGAATTTCCGGGTCTGATAAAACAGCTTCTGTACTTTCGATATCTGAAGCTGTAATTGAAATTGATTCACCAATTTTTACAAACATCTACAATCCTTGTTAAAACTTTAAAATGCCTTTTACCTTAAATATGCAAACCTAATAGCATATCAATGCAAATTATCTTTTTTTGTAGATTCTTTTTCTTTTTCTTGCTGTTTTGTTATTTTTTCTTTTTCTTTTTTAAGCTCTTCTTCGCTTAAAACTTTTAAAATAGGCGTTGCGTCGCCAATTTTTATAAAAGCCATAGGTATCCTTTATTTAGCTATCTTTCCAGACTCTCTAAGATCTTGTGGATAAAAAACTCTTTGAGAATCACTAACATTTAAAATTTGAGGTCTTTTTTGATTTTGAGGCATCAAATTATTTTGATCTTGGGTAACTTTACTATTATTTATTTTCTGATAAATATCTATAACAGTTGGAATTTTTTCAGTTAAATTTTTAACTTTATTTGAATCGTTAATCCAAGTTTCACCAATAATATTTTTCTTGATATGATTAATAATTCTATCTTTTATTAGATTTTCTAATTGAGCAGATTCTTTTTTAATGTTATCAATTGCTACTATTATTTTATCTTTAAAATCTTCCGTCTTATAATCATCTAATATTTCAATTAATTTTTGAGATGATTTCATTAAATCATTCATAGCTTCTTTAAAAGAAGAAATTAACTCCCCACAATGAGTATCTGTAGAAAAATAATTTAATTTATTTAAAGCCTCGAATGCATAGTCTTTGGTAGTGGAAAAATTATCTTCAACTTTACTTCTAAATCTATTTAATTTTCCACGATATTCTATTAATACCTCTGATGATATTGTTTGTGCTTTTTTAAAAGGACCATACAAAATATCTAAATGATCTTTTGCAATAGATAAAGAATTTAATGTGGATGAAAAATTTTTCATAGCATCAAATGCTACTTTTTTTTCAGTATCTGAAATTTTAAAAGACATATCTAATGTCGAAGCTAGCTTATTAATCATATTAGTATTGAAAAATATTGAGTGGTCCAGCGCCTTCAACGGCACCTGCGCCCCTAGTTTGTGCCATATTACTATATTGACCCATTTGAGGAACATGCTCTATTTTATCATCATCCTCTTCATCTGATAAATAATCAAAGATATTAGGATCTTCGGCTTGAAAAGGAATATCTGCGTTGGGCGCAAAAGAAGGAAGAGTATTAAATGCTGGAGTAATATCATTTATTCTATATATTTCTTTTAATAAAGCATTAATATCATAATTATATAATCCATCATCTGCTAGCGCAACATCTGATTTTATAGTTGAAGTCTCTGCGGCTTCTTCCGATGTTTCATTAGTTTTTTGTGCGGGTTGTTGAACTAAAGAATGAAGAAAAGTATCCCAGCTTTTTTTTATATCAGCATTTAAATTTTGTTCGTATTTCCATTTTTTCTGGCTATTAATGGCTTGCTCTGGACTAGCTGCGCCTTTTAATATTTGATATGTTGCAATAACTAACCCTGTTCGATTAGTCCCGTCAGAACAATGAACATAAATGGGCTGATGATTGCTTATTATGTTTCTAATTTGTCTTTTTATATATTTTAAATTATCATCAATTAATGGACTTACTTTTAATGGAACTACTATTTGCTTCATATTATATTTCTTAATATAAGGCTTAATATTCGAGGCAGCCCCTGCATCCAAAGAAAGAATATTTCTAATATTTTTAGATGCTAATTCTTTTAAATCTTGCTCTGATGGTGCTCCACCAGCATAAACTTGTTCTATTTCATGTCGATAATTTTGAGGAGCCATATTTTAACTATTAAAATAAATTTTTTATTATATTATTTAAAACTGATGAAATATATTTTATATCGTGACCTATTAGGATAGTTTTTATAAAAGTTAGAGATTGACCCATAGATGAACTTGCAGGAGTCTTTTTAGAAGAAATTTCAACAGGATCTAATTTTCTAATTTTCTCTCTCATAGTTCTATAAGCCTCTAATCTTTTTTGAGGAGAGATTCTTTTTAATAAAAATTTTACAATATCAGCAATTCCCTTTCCTGCTTGGTCGGGAGTTCCCATTTCTATGGTGGCAGCTGCTAATTTGTACATTCTTTTATTCATGTTTATCCGTTGCTTTTAATTGCAATAAACATACATTTTCAATTTCTTCTAAAGGAGTCTCTTCCAGTAGAGCTGCATCAAAAATTTCTTTAAATTTCTTCATAACTTTTTCTATATCTTTAGGAGTTTTTTTATTAACTTCTCTTAAATGACTAGAATAAGTTTCAGCATGATGATGGTGATTGGCTGTAGAAATTTTTTTATATTTTTTTAATCTTTCATCTTTATGTTTAAAAAATTCAATGTCTTTTAGACGCTCTTTTGCTTCGTTTAAAGAATGATACGTTCCCATATTTTTTCCATTTTGAGAATAAACTCTCCATGTATTTTTATTTATTTTTTTTATAAAAGCTAATTTAATCATTTATTTAAATTTTTATTTAAATTTTTCATATAATTAAATTTATCAGCGAATCCATCATACTCTTCTTCATAGATGTCTTTGATATATAACTTTTCTTCTAACGCAACTATAGATCTAACGCTCCAAACATTAATGAAAACTTTAGCAAGTTTTCCATTTTTTTCTACTAAAACAATTAAAGAATCGCCTACCCCTGCGATTAATTTACCACGAATAACATTTTTTTGTTCAATATCTTGCTCTGCAAATTTTGTAGTAGTTTTTATATCTCCAGAGTAAACTTCTACTAGCTGATCTTTTAAATGAACAATTACTGCTGCGGCATAAGGATGAAGTTTAATATCTTGTAAATGTATATCATCTCCGGTTTCTATCATGAATACCTCATTATAAATTTTCTATGGTTGGATTGCGTTTCTTGATTCTTTATTATTGCAATATTTGAAATTGCGTCTTCAGCAATAATTGCATATATGTTTTTATTTATTTTTTTATTAGCTTCGCTTGTTAATAGCTCTGATAGTTCTACTGCTGCTTGACGAAAATCTTCATTTGTATGAGTGGATGCTTGGACGTATACTTTATCATTGTCTTTATGCAAAGTAGTTTGAGCTGAAAGATAATCTTGCATTAGATAAGATAAATTGTTTGCGTATTCTAAATTGTCAACTAAATCACTGCCTTCTACAATAATTAAAATATTTTTAATTTCATTATTGTTTTTATAAATTGCAGTTTTTACAAAAGATAAGTAAGCTCCAGGCTCTTCAGAAGACGTTAATAATTTATCAAGAAGCTCTGATTCTTGATCTTGTGTAGTTTGATTTGATTCCGATGTTTGTGTATTGCTTTCTGATTTAGAACCATTAGAATATTCGGACTTCCATTTTTTTACTTCTGGCTTTGGTTCTTCTGCTGTGATTTTTTCATTACTTAATTCTGAAAAATTTTGAGAATAATTTTTTAAAAATGTTTCATATAAAGATTTTAAGCTAGATGAATATTTATCAATTGGAGCGGTATAATAAGTTTTTTTTCCAAGTTCTACTCCTGCGCTTGTAGGGTCTCCGGCAGCCGCCCATTTTAACGCTTCTGGATATCTAGACTTTAATAAATTCCAATATCCTGCAGCGCCTTCCGCTGGAGTATTATATGCTCTCCAAGCTGCATCAGAATGAATAAATTTTTTACCTTTAGAAGTAAATTCTTCTGTGCTTTTTTTAAAATATGGTTTACCAGAATTAATCCATTCTTTAGTGGCTTTAATATTTCCAACATTGTTTTGTGGTAATTTAAAGGGTCTGCCACTTTCCAAAGCAGCTTGAGCCCAGCCAAAAGCAAGAGTTTGTAAACTTGGAGGTTTCCCAAAAGACATTTCATACCCTTCTTTTAATGCTTTGGCAAAATCTAATTCTGACAAAGTATTAACTTTATAAGGTAATTCTTGGCTTTGAGCTTCTTTAATTAAAGAGAAATATTTTTTAATTCTAGATGCGGAAGAAATTTTTCTTAAAGAAACTTTTCTATGAGTTGCTACAACTAAATTATTTAAAACCCCTTCTATCTCTGGTGACTCATCGCGAATCATTACTTGAATTTTTGCAGTTATATTTGTTCCTGGAATATTAAAATCATCAGAAACTACGATAATATTTAAAACGCCAGTTTTTGGCGATGTAAATCTTACATTGGGCTTTTGCAAAGTAGCAAATTGGATTGTTCCATTAACTAAAGCGTCTTGAACTGCTGGTAATAAATTTTCTTTGGAAAGAAATTGTGAATTTAATTTTACATTCATTCTATCAGCTTGCTTTGAAAGCATTTCTTGCAATTTATTAAAAGCTCCTGGCGTATAAATAATTTTTTTAGGATCTAGTTTACTATAATAATTAGTTTCTTTTAATTTTAAATCAACTTTTTGATCTAAAGGAACATCATATCCTTTTTTTTCTTCTAACCATTTTTTAACTTGATCAGTATATCTTGAATCAGATACCTGATCTTTTTTGTAATGAGTTGTTAATTTAATTTCGTTAATTTTTCTTTCTAAATCCACCGTACTTTCAATGCTAGAACTGACATTAATAGTTCCTTGATTTAATAAATCTTTCAAAGCTAATAATTCTACTCTATATTCTTCAAGTTCTTTGTCTTGAATTGCTTCTTGAACCTTAGATACTTGATTAGCTAATTGATCTATAAAAGCAGAATATTCAGCTGATTCGCTTTCTAATTGGCGGACCTGCTCTTCAAATTGAGAATCAAATTTAGATTTGAGCCAATTTTTTAATCGACGCAAAATACCTGCCACCTTGACCACTTGATGGTCAGGAGTTCTTTCTAATTGAATATTGGCTATTTTAATTAGTTCAATCATTTAGCAAACCTTCTGACAAAGCTAAAAGTTTTAAACTTTTTTCCAAATCATATTCTTCAAGTTGTTGAGAATATTTTAAAATTAAATTTGCCGCTTCATATTGATTTGAGCAAGATGCAAGTTTTTTTATAAATTCATTGTGATTCATGAAGGAAGCTTCAAGATCAGGTATTTCGGCGAAATCTTTTTGTTCCTTATTCCATTGCAGTATATACTTGCCCGCAAGTACAGTTTTATCTTCATAAGTTAACTCTGAATCGAGCTTATTGAAGTTAATTTTAATGGCATTATATTTTATCTTATCTACTCCGTGACAAATTCCATATCCACGCCCAGATCCACAATTACATTTTCCAATATCTTTTTCTTCTCCAGACTCAATTTCTTTATAATCGTTGTCTTTAGCAAAACCTTTTAGACCAGAATCTTCTGGAAATAACGATATTGATTGTAATGCGCTATCAGTCTTTGTAGAATCAACTGCTGTCGAATCTGATGGTGAGCCTTCTCCTTCGGCTGTTCCTTGTTTTGCATCAATTGCTGATTGTACTAATTCAGCAAGATAATTTTTATAAATAAAATTAAATTGAGAATTAAATTCTTTTTGAAGTTTTGATATTTCTCTTAATACATTAAGATATTTACCAATTTCTCCATAGGCTCTAAATTTATGCAAATTATCACATAAAGCTCTCACTCTAGTAACGACAGATTTGGTTTTAACAAAAAATGATTTTAATGCTACATCTCTATCTTGTAATTTTTTACTTCTTAACTTGTTGTGAACCCAACTTCTTGTTAAATCATCCCACCATCCAGCTTCTTTAACTAAATCACTATTTAAAGAAGCTTTTCTGCCCATTTGATCAGCAATTTCTTCCTCTGATAAATTAGGGCTAGTAGTAGGATCTCTCCATAAAGTTTTTAAATTAGAAATAAATCCAGGTTTAAGCTCTCCTCTTTGTTTTTCAAATTCAGTAATAGCTTCTTCGGAAATGTCTTTTATATTTACTTCTTCATCAGTTACTTTTTTTAAAGTATTATTAATAGTTACTGCTACGGAAGCCAAGTCAATTAATCTTTTAGCTTTAAATGAACTTTCCATTAAATCTAAATAAGCACCTAAATCTTTGCTCCACTCATAAATCCTATCATCAATTTGACGTAAAATTTCCATTTTTTCTGCATAATCAGATACGAGACCTTCTCCAAGCCATCGCACAACTCCGCTTGGAGTAAATCGTTCTCTAAGCCAAGTAGATGGACCCTCTGCAGTAATTATGATGATATCATCGTTCATGAAATTATCCCAATTTAAATGTTAACTAACATCTATGTCAATTTATTGCATTAAATTATGCTGGAGTAGGAGGTGGTTCTGCCCCGCCAGGAGGAGGTGGTACTCCAGGCAATCCAGGCACTTCACCACCACCGCCGCCACCACCGCCACCAGCTTCTCCGCCAGCTGTAGTTGGATCTTCTCCTGGCAATGGAGTTTCTGGAGTTTCTGGAATTTCATCATTAACTCCCAGTGCTCGCAATTCATTAAGAGACATTTTTTCAAGAGAAACTTTTTCTTTAGCCAAAATAGCGTCTGCAATAGCTTCTTGACGAATTCTTCTTTGCTCGTCTTCGTAATCTAAACCTAAAGATCGATATAAGGTTTGATAACTGGCTTTTTTACTGCTTGGGTCTTGAGTCATGCTCATTAGATTCTGAATATAATCAGCCATATCAAACATACTCATGTGATTCCAATCTATTTCTGGAACAATTAGTTTTTTCTCTTCGTTTTCATAATCATAAAAATCATTGATAATACTAATAGGTGCAAATATTTTTTTACGCAACCAATTAGTTAACATGTTTCTAAATTGAGCATATCTTTGGCGCAATACATCTAAGCCTACAGACCCATTAGCGTAAGTTGTGTCTGAGCCGCCATCCATAATAACAGAAGGTACCATTAATGCGGTAAATATTTCTTTAACTAACTGAGTAACAACAGCACTATCATCATAAATAGCGCCGCCGCTACCAATTTTCTCTACTACTACATCTTGGTGTGTAAAAATTTTAAAGTTTCTGTCTGCTTCTGCGGCTTCCCAAATATCTCGATAAGAAGCAATGTCTTCGGGAGATGGTTTAAATTCGGCACTTCCAATTTTAACTAAAGTCAATGGATTAACCATGGATACTGCCTGAGTATATTTAGCCTCTCTAAATTGATCAAATAACATTAATGCTTTAAAAGCGGGTACAATTAATCCTGTACCACGAGTTTCATATGGAGAAATTCTTCTCGCTAAATGAGAGCAATTAAAATTATCTAGTGGAATATTTTCTCCCTTTCTTACTCTTTCTACAATTGCTGGATCTATTTTAGATCTTTGCATAATATCTGCTGGAGAATTTCCATTAACAACTTTTTTTAAATTTTCGTCAGGTCTTAAACTAATTACTGGTTCTCCACCTAGAGAATTTTGAATAACGACATAATCTGGATTCTGTATAACTAATCTACTCCATTTCCCTTTATTTTTATCTAATTCTGCATAAACGATTGCCTCTCCTAATATCCAATATTCTTGAGCGATTTGCACAATCATATCCATTAAATTAATCTCTTCAATCATTTCTGAAAAGAATTTTTCTACTTTTGGATTTTTGCATTTAATATTTAATTTGGCTACTGGGTAAGTAGAATGCAAAGTACAAGCATTATGAACAAAAGGATTTAATGCAAAAAACGCACGACTCCAAGCATTAATAGTTGCTCGGTCTCTTGGAAGACTTAAATTGCTATATAGCCACAGAGGAGAATAAACTTCGCTAACTTGATGAACTACCCCTCCGCCGCCTCTCCAATTAGCACCTGCACCGCCTGTCATTCCACCAGAATCAAAGCCAGATGCTTTTTTGCTGAACCCGGCAGAAATTCCGCTGAGATAAGAATTTATATTATTATCAGCAGATTTTGTTACTCCTTTTTCAACAAATAAACCTTTATTTAGTTCATCTTCCAACATAGCACGACGATATTGAGATACGCTTTTAGCCATGCCATTTGTAATAAATGGTTTCAAATCTTGTCGAGGAACAAAACTACCACTTTTAAATTCAACCATTACAAGACCTTCCTGATAATATTTTCATATAATATTAGACTGATGCAAAATAACTATAACATCAAAGGAGTTACAGAATCGCCTATTGAAAATACTATAATAATAGTCTTTTTGAATCGAAAATTTTAACTCTAAAATGGCTAAAAGATAAATGAAAAAAACCTATATACTAGACACTTCTTCTCTTGTAAAAAATCCTGGATGTCTAAGGGAAATAAAAGACTCTACAATAATTATACCAATAACAGTTCTAGAAGAACTGGATAAAATCAAATCCTACCGAGACGAAACCGGTAAAAACGCCCGAATGATTATTAGACAGATTGATCAAATATCTGCTAATGAAGAACTTCATTCGGGTATTTTATTGCCATCTAATTCAACTTTAAAAGTAGATACTCTAAATAAAGATTCAATTGGAGAAGATTCTACATATGGCGATAATAAGATTTTAGCCTGTGCATTAAAATATAAAAAGGGCAAGAGCATCCCAACACTTTTATCCGCCGATCTAAATTTAAGAATTAGAGCAAAAGCCTTAGGATTAAAAGCGGAAGATTATCAAGATAAACAAACAAAAACCGTTGAATTTTATTCTGGAATAACTGAAATTAATCATCCAGACGCATATCAAGATTTAATGGAGAATAATTTTTTCAATCCTAAATGTTACAATATAAAACTTTTGCCACATCAATTCGTATTATTTGTAGATGACAATGGTTATGAGCTTGCATTAGCAAGAAAAGTATCCGATGATAAAGTTAAGCTAGTTAAAAAACAAGGAGTTTGGGGAATTAACCCCAGAAGCAACGAACAATCTTGTTTAATAGATTTATTATTAGACGGTAGCATTCCATTAGTAACTGTCATGGGGCAGGCGGGCTCTGGTAAGACTTTAGTAACTTTAGCAGCAGCATTAGAGTTAGTTTTAGAAAAACAAAAATATGATAAATTAATTATTTACCGCCCAGTAGAAACAATTGGAAAAGAACTTGGATACATGCCAGGAAATAAATATGAAAAAATGGAACCGTACTTCCAGGCTATATTTGATTCTTTTGAGGCTTTATTAGCAAGTAATACTGGCGGAAAAGATAAAAAGAACTCTTTAACTTGGAGAGATAATCTAGAGTATTTTATTAAAAAAGATAAAATAGAACTGGATGTACTTGCATACGCTCGTGGACGCAGCTTAGCAAATGCACTCATCATTATTGATGAGGCGCAAAATTTACCAGCTAATGCAGCAAAAACATTGCTAACTAGATTGGGAGCTGGTAGTAAAATAGTTTGCACCGGAGATATTGAACAAATCGATGTAAACAATTTAGATGCCATGAACAATACAATTAGTACAATTGTAGAAGCATTTAAAGAATCAAAACTAGCAGGTCATATTTCTCTAGTTAAAGGAGAAAGATCTGAACTAGCAAATGAAGCAATAAGGCTTTTGTGAACTAGCGCCAATTAGGTAAATATCCTAAAGTTATTGGAGGGTCTTTAGTGATACCGGCTTCTCTATAATTTTCTGGATTTTTAATCTTGAAATTATTGCTTGCTAAGGACAAAGCTCCAACATAAGCATAAACCAGACCCATCAAACCATCGTTCGGAATATGACCTTTGACATATTTTGTCATTGGTTCTCCGCTGCGATCATAGGTTACTTTTGTGTCCATACTGGCGCAATGCTCAACTAGCCAAGCAATTTTTTCATAATCTTTATATGGAAATTTAATTTCTCCACGTTTGAATTTTTCAAATATCTGTTCTAAGACATAATCTTTTTCAAAGATTAGCGTATTTAAATTATCTTCTTCTTTTAATCTATATTTTCCGCTGACATTGTGTAAGCCGCTGGCTGCTAAAAATTTATGACTATATTTTTTTTGTAATATTTTACAAATTTCATAGCCGAAGCCAATATCTCCCAGTGCTAAATCTGGATTGTATCTCCTAAATAACTGCTCAGCACGCTCTACTTTATAATCTAAATCATTCTTCATAAATCGCTCCGCCCAGGCAATCCTAAATAATTTAGGACCTTCTTGCATTAAAACTACGGCAACACTGTAGGATTTTCCTCCAGATGATTCTTCGTCTCCCGTTCCAGAATCATCTACTTTTTGACCCCAGTCAAATCCAATAATAATTTTTCTATCAGGGCTAGAAGACAATCTAGATGCCATCATCATAGTTTGTTCTCCACAAGCATGATCAATTTCATCTGTAGTAATTGGCTGGCTAGTACCAGAATAAAACTCACCCAAAATTTCATTTCTGTAAGCTCTTTCAGTGTTTACAGGGTGATTTTCGGGTTTCTCACCGATAACTTTCCATCTGGGGAAGTTTGGAATATATAATTGGTTTAAATGAAATCCAATATACTGAGCTTTGGGATCGGAATTATAAGGTACCCACTTGCCTCTTTTTGCAGCTTGTCTTTTATCTTGTTCATGATCGCAATGAACGCATTTAACAATAAATCCATGGCTAGGATGAGATTCCGGAAGAGAATCTTCAATCCAAATTTTTTCCCAATCATCACTTCCTGGAGTGTATAATGGAAAATCTTTTTCACATTTTTCACATCCTAAATGATAAAATTGTTGATTAGACACTGCCCATCTTTTATTAAAATCTGAGCCTTTTTTCTTAGGAGTTCCGAAATAAAATTGAACACCGTCTCCAGTAGTTCCATATTGTGCTTGGGTTAAGCTTTTTGTGGCATTTTCAATGGCTGCCGTTCTCATATCTTGAATTTCATCTCCAAGAAAAATGTCAGCAGTAATACCACGTAAACGGTCTCCTGTTAATCCAGTAGACTCAATAAAAATATGATTTCCACCTTGAAAATATTTTAATTGCTGAGAGTCAGCATCTGGCATCAAGCGAGTTTCAATATATGGAATTTTTTTAATTTTATCTTTTGGGGAATCTACTAGTTTAGAGGTGTTGACAACAGTATCAAATTTAGTAACAGAAAATCTTCTCGCCATTTCTAGCTGAGGAAAGCAATGCATAATTCTAATTGGAGGCTTAGTTTTAGTCCCATATTGACCAGAAGCTAATAAAAATAATTCAATAAACAAAGCCGCCATAGTTCCACCGACCTGACGACCTTTTAGAAATATGACTTTTTTACCTTTTTTAGTTAAAGCGTTTACTCCTACATATCGATAAATATCGATATATGGCTCCCAACCATCTCTTAACTTTAAAGGTCTTCCATCTATAGTTAGATATTTTTCACACCAATAGACAGGATCCATTTCTAGGATCTTTTCTTTCATTTCTAAGAAAAGATCTTTTTCTTTCTTACTCATAATTTTTTATTTATTTTTATTTTGTAAACTGTGCAAGAAATCTTTATTGCTTCCATCATCTTCAATTTCAATTACAGCTTTACCAAGCTCAGAATCAAAATTATTTGATAAATTATTTTTTTCATATTTTTCTAATGCGGAACCAATAAATTTTGCCATAGTAGGATCGTAAACATGATAAGGCTCTATGCCTTCATTTTTTAATGATTTTAATAGTCCTTCTTGAACAGCAGGAATTGAAGTATGACCATTATTAGAATCTACTTTGTTCTTTACAAAGATTTTAATTTTATTTTTGAGTCTTTCATCTAAGTCTGACGGTAATAAATCTTCATAATCTTCACTAACAGAGAATAGTTGATTTTCATTTTTAGAATTGAGTTGGGCGGTTTTAATATTATTTTTTTGATCTTCTTTTTCTGCTAAAGTTTTTAAATATTTATTTAGACCAGTTAATTCTTGATACTCTTTAACAATGGAATCTACTGTTGCATGTTTTTTATTTCCTCCAACAATAGAAACTATTTGAGAATAATAATCTGAATCCGCTTGTCTTTTTCTAGCAGCGTCTACTGCTGTGCCAGCTTGCTTTTCCCATGCAACTGCAAATTCTTCTAGCCACGATGGAGTGGCAGAAGAAAAACTATTAAACTGATCTCTATCAAAACCGCGATTTCGTGACATAAAAAACCTTTATGCAGGATATTGAGCTGCCCAATCACCATTTTCCGAGCTAGTTAAATCAATATCTTCTCCAATCATCTTGGAGCGATCTCTCCAAACGGAAGCGTAACCCATATCTTCAATTAAATGAACAACTTCAAGTTTTTGCTGCTTAGTTAATTCATATTTTTTAGCCAAATCAGCAAAAACTTCTTCAATGTCATGCCCTGCAGAAACTGAAGAATTTATACAAATTCTCGCTAATAAACTTATAAAATATGGAACATTTACTTCAAAATGAATTGATTTAGCTTGTTTTACAAAACCCTCTGAGTCATCAGATGCTTTTTTCTTTACTGATTTTTTCTTGCCGGGTTTTTTAATTGATTCAATTTTCTCTAATCTTACTTCTAAACGATCCAATCCGTCATAAATTTCAGAGCGAGCTTTTTCTAAAAGCTCAGTATTAATTTCATTTTTAATATCTGAACGGCTAGCTTTAGAGCATTCTCCTTCTAAATATTTTAGATAAGCAATGGCTTTTTCAAGACCAGAAATATCTTTTCCATTATGTCTTGGAATGCTTTTTAATTTTTCTTGTAACCAATGCAAGAATTTAGTGTGAGTCCATTTCCAAGGGTCATCTTCAACTTGGACTTTATCATCTTCTTCAGATACCGTTAATTCTGCAGGCTCTTCAATTTCATCTTCATCATCGGAGCCTGGCACCTTTGGTAAAGTAAATGAAAATTCTTTATCGGCTTCAAAATCCATATCATCATCTTCTGATGAAATATGAATATTGCCTTCTACTTCAGCTCCAGAATCAATAAGTTCTTCCTCTTCCTCTGATTCAGGGGAAACTTCAATATCTACTTTAAGATCTGCAATATCCTCAAATTCATCAGGAGAAACCCACATACCATCTAAATTTTGAGCAATTTTAATAGCCATTTCGTTTACCTTTTAAAAGCTTTGTATCATAAATTATTAGTTATTATTGACTGTTTTTCTTTATATTTGTATATATCTGACGCGCATTAGATAATTTAAGAATAGCATTATTAAATTCTTCTCTTATAAAAGATTTTTCAGAGCTTAAACTTTCAATAGAATAATAACCATAATAATAATTTCTATCCAAAGAATTATCATTATAATACCCTAATGGAAACGTCATTAATCCAGTCATTGTGGTGCCACTCATAGGTTTATAATATAAAGGAGAACCGGTAGGAATTTCTACTTTATTTTCTTCTTCTGGAAATTGACATATTACTTTATTTTTATTATCTAAGATTTTATCCGCATAAAAACATTTTTCTTGAGGATTATTTTTTTGTAAAACTTGATAGTTTTTAACAGCTATTTCTTGAGATGTAGCGGGGTCTAAATATTTTACTAATTTGCCTGCATTGTTACAAGCGAAAGGAATTTCAAAGCCAAAAGGACAAGTTTTTTGTTCATTGTCTCTAATGACTTTCAAATGAAGTCTGGTATCTGCTTTTTCTTGTGGCATATTATAACTTTGAAACTTGTTGGGCGAAAGCGTTTATTGCCATGACTAGTGAAGCTATAGTTTTTTTCTTTTTTCTTAATTTTTTTCTTTTATTTAAAAATTCAGAAACGCTTTTATGTTTAGACATGCTTCCATGATAAAAGCCCTCACCATAATCATAATTCTTTCTAACAGGGCTAGGATAAGGTCTTACGTCTAAGTCGGTTCTATCACTCATAATGTTCCTTTAAAATTAACATAATTTAAAGGAATAATGTTCTCTATTTCTAGCTCTTTAATTAATTTAATAGTATTTTCTTGATTAAATCTCATTGCTTTATTAATTTTTTCAACAATGTATTTGGGTTTAACTTGATAAATTATTTCTTTGTTAGCAATAATCCAATTTTTAACTCTTTTTGACAATCTAAAATTTAATTTAGAGGATAAATAAATTGCTCTAATAATTCTATTCGGATCTAATCTTAAAGTAATTTCGGGGTCTAAGCAAGTATCTATTTCTTTTGCATGTATTGCTTTTATCCCCTTTCTTAAAGGATCGTAAATTTTTTTTAAATCCATAGACATCAATAAAGCATTGCATGTAAAATCTCTGCTTAATAATTCTTGGTGAATTGAAGATATTTTCATTTT